ATGGCTGGTGGCACTAATAAGTTAAGCGACAAAAAACTTAGGTCGTTACTAAGTGTTCAGCAGCAAAAGGAAACCCTAGTAGCTGATGGTGACGGCCTGAGCGCTAGGGTGTCAAAATCCGGTGTCATTAGTTGGGTATTTGCATATCGTTTAGGTGGGCGAGAAGCTAGATTAGAGCGTATCAAACTTGGTAATTATCCTGAAATGCCATTGAAATTGGCGAGAGAACGGCGTGATCAGTGTCGAGCGTGGTTGGCTGAGGGCAAAGACCCACGACACCAACTAAATCTAACCACAGTCCAGACGTTGAAGCCTGTAACAGTCAAAGAGGCTATCAATTATTGGATCAGAGAATATGCCACCGAAAACCGCGCTAATGTAGAACGTCATAAAGCCCAACTTGAAAAGCATATATATCCCTATATCGGATCGTATCCGCTCTCAGAGTGTGAAACTCGTTACTGGTTAGATTGCTTTGACCGTATGAAGAAGACAACTCCAGTCGCCGCAGGCTACGTTTTTCAGATGTGCAAGCAGGCTCTCAAGTTTTGCCGTGTTCGTCGGTATGCCATTAGTAATGCGTTAGACGATTTAACGATCTCTGATGTAGGCAAAAAACAAGAGAAGGGCGACCGTGTTCACTCTGATGAGGAGCTAGGGCAATTATGGCGAGCTACTGAAGAACTTAAATTCCAGCCCTACTACGCCGCCATGATCCGTTTGCTGATGGTATTTGGTAGCCGCTCTCAAGAAGTTCGCCTATCAAAATGGTCTGAATGGGATATGAAACGCTGGATCTGGACGGTACCTAAAGAACACAGTAAAGGCGGAGAAAAAATTATTCGCCCTATACCAGAGGCCGTACAGCCGCTGATCGAATCGTTATACAGACAGCACAAAGACACCGGCTTATTGCTTGGTGAAATGAAAGAGTCTAGCGCCGTGAGCGCGTGGGGGCGCTTAGTATGGAAGCGTTTAGGCCATTACGAGGCGTGGTCACTACATGACTTGCGACGCTCGTTCTCTACTAAGTTAAATGAATTAGGTATAGCGCCACATGTTGTTGAACAGCTATTGGGCCACACAATGCCCGGAGTTATGTCGATATACAATCACAGCCAATATCTTCCAGAGAAGTTGGATGCTCTAAATAAGTGGTATGAGCGCTTAGATCTTCTAGCTGGTGGATATGAAAATGTAATTTTATTGCAGGTGAAGAAATGACAAAGCGCATTAACAGAAAAGATCAGTTACCAGATTGGTTTTGCTTGGATGATTATAAAAAACTATCATCACTAAGTGATGATGAAATTATATTCCAGTTAATAGCGCGTAGAGAATCCTTTAAGGACTGTAAGGAGATACATCACAAGAGGTTTATTGATTATTATTTTTCAAGTGGCGTTGTGAAAAATAAAGATGAGTATTTTTATTCTCTTACTGATAGAGAGTTTGTTAAGAAATACTCTGACTTACAACTACATGCGAAGGGTGGAGTTGAACCGATAAGCATTATTGCTTTGACTGACTTAAATAGTAAGGCACAGCGTTATATAGAGGAAAATAATATTGGTCGCTCTCTGAGAGGGCAGAAAAGATCTGTGTCCAGCACTATCGAAGAATCTAATATGATGCATCTCAGCATTAATCTTGATTGGCCTGATGAATTAATTGTAAAAGATATTATGCAGCTTTTACCTTTATGGAGAGATAGCTTGTCAAAATTAAATGACACGAAGGTTTTTCCTTCTCAGTCTTGGGAGATAACAAAGCGAAAAATTTTTGACTACAACATTTTTCCAATGATCGATTTACTTACATGGGCGGGGTGGAGCGGAAAAACCATAACAAAAGATGTTTTGGCTGTATCTCTGTTCCCTGATGGGCGCTACGGATATACGAACATTACTCAAACGATAATGTTATTTATAGATAATTTGATGAAAGATTTTTCTCTAGAAAAATATGGAAGAGAAATTATAAATAAAAAATAATATTTTTACGTCTGTTACACGAAAATCCTTAATGATCAAGAATCGCCCTTGAACTTAAATGAACGAGGGCATTACTTAATGAACAATCAAACATCCACAACCGATCGCATTATCCGCGAATCTGAGTGTCGTAAACTTACTGGCGTGTGCCGAACAACTCGTTACTTGATGGAAAAAGAAGGTAAGTTTCCAGCTCGTCGCAAATTGGGTGGTCGTTCTGTAGGGTGGATGCTTTCAGAGATCCAGAATTGGCAGCAATGCCAGCCAAAAGTTGCCACTGATGCATCTGCGTGAGGTGGTATATGAAAACCAAGCCAGCGGCCACGGTTAGCGGTGTTTTGGTAAACGTTTTGCCGATCGAGTTAGTTCGCCAGTGGGTGGAGTTCTGGACTAAGCAAAGTTTTGCAGTGTCGGTGCCGACTGAGTTACGCCGCCAGTATTACCCTGATGATGCTGCATTCGGCAAGGCTATGCGTGAGGCGGGCTATGTACCGGTTCGTACTCGAAAGCTGACGGGTAAGAAAGATAGCTTTTGGCTCTACCGTAAAACTGTCAATGATAAGGGGGTATGTCCACAGGAACCCTCTCCGCACAAGGTTTGCAGCGTAGTTGTCCAGACCATGACGAAGCCGCATCCGTGGTTTAAACACATCGCGCTTGATGGCAAATGGCAGTATGTCTACGCCGATCACATCCGTTTTCTAACAAAAAAACGTCACCGCGTTGATGGTGTACGCGTGCAAGGCTACACGGCAAAAGGTGTGCTGGTGGAGGTGTTGGTATATGCCTAATAAAACAAAAGCGGCCTTGCAGGGCCGCCAGTGTCAAAACGCTTATCAAATTCATAGCCAGCTTATCACGCAGATCGATCACGTCAAGCGATGCTCAGATCTGAGCAACGGGACAGTTACCGGATTTCCGGTATCGCTCCATCTAGCTGGTGGTTGTCTCAGCTATATATTAGGAGATACAACATCTCCCAAATTTTTGGGTGGTGTTTTCCCCGTAGTTTTTGATGCTGGTATTTTAACCGCGCCGTTGGCGCAGTTCATAAAGATAAGTCGTAGCCTGAATCAAAGGCGGAATTCCGCCATTGGTAGTATTACCCACACTAAGTCCATTCAGCCTTTTGGCTCGATACCGCGCTGTTGCAGTTCTTTGCGGAGGATTCTTTTAATCCAAGTTGCTAGTGATGAGTCACCATCTTTGCGCATCTCGTCTTCAAGTTGGGAACGGAGTTCGTGCGCTAGACGAATTTGGTATTGGTCGGTTTTTACCTTTTCACTTGACATTGTAATTACAAAACTCCTAGTATTGCTCTGTGGTTGTAATTACAACGTAACTTATCTTGATTTGCAACCGCTAAATATGGCGAAGCCCCGAAGTGCTACAACACGTTCAGGGCTTCTAACCACCAACGCTAACGAAACTAGCGAGGCAGCTATGAACAATCATATCACACCCTTAAACGGGCGGAATTCTCTCACCCTAAACAAATTCACATGGCGTTTTCTGGCGCTCAACCGCCACGACAAAAAAGCCAAACCTTGCCGCCTGTCAGTTGAAGCGACTACTGAGCATGAAGCCCGTCGCATTTTGGCACCGCACTTCATCCTTTCATTCGCCGCACGTCTGCCAGTTCAGGAGGTGCGCTATGTGTGATGTAACCGAACTTGATGCTTTAAATGCGATCCAGAAGATTCAAGCATTAGCGACTGCCGCTAGCTATCTAACAGCAACAGAGGCAGAGAGGCAGATTGGCCTTGATATTGTCGATTTGATTACCGAAATCGCCACTCGAGTTATGGAGGTGGAACATGCGTAAAGATGCATATTGGTTAATTAACCACTTCCATAACTGCCCATTATCAGAAGCAAAAGACATGGTATTGGTTGCTGACGGCGTTCAAGCCAATCTAATTGAGGGTGTTGGTGTTATTGGAAGATTGCTGTTTCTGGCTGCTGATAATGAAAATGCCGAAGGTGATATTAATAAGAGTGATCTCATGATGCTAGGTAATTTTTTGGAAAATATCGCTCGCTTACAGCAGGGGGTAACAACTGCAAGTGAGAGCCTGCATCACGCTATTACCGCCAGTAAGAAAGGGGGCTCATTATGATCACAGTGACCGAGCTCAACGCACTGTATGAGCGCCTCAACTCTGTAGAAAGCCGTCTAGACCTGTTAGAGACGTTACAGCAGAAAGCCGGACTACCAGCAGGGTATGCCTATATCACTACTATGGCGGGGGCTTATGGCCTATCCACCAGCAAAGCGGAAGAACTGGCACGTGTTAGTGGTGTTGTGTCTGCCCGTCACAATGGACAGATGATCGTGAATGAAGTCCGTTTCCGTGAGGCGGCGGAAATCATCACAAGCAAGGCCAAGCGCAAGATTGGGAGTAAGTACTGGTACCACCCTGCGATCGGTAAATTCACGATGAGCGGGAGGGCTAAGCCATGAAAAGCGCTCCAAATGTAAAACACCTGCCAAAAGATAAAGGTGCGGAGGCGGTCATTTTCGCGGGTTCTAAGGCATGGGAAATGGCTAAGGCTTATCAGGTGAAGAACAGCAACGGTGACACCGTTCCGCCGATAGTGTTAGACCACCAGCAGCTAGGCGAACTGGAAAACCTGAACATTATCGACAGAGGCCGGATGTTTGCCCGTGTCTATCAGGCTGGAATTATCGATCAGGCGCGCATAAGCCAAATCTTGCAGAAGCTGGCAAAGGCCAAAATCAAACAGGCTCAACTTTATAACGAGGCGGGGGAGCTGGTGGAGGACTGGACACCACGCTTGCAGGATGTAGGCGCCAATCCAATGCCGTTTATTCAGGTACATGGTGGTGCAGCTACCCCAGCACTAAACCAGATGGGCGCCAGCCAGCGCGGGGAAGTGCTACTGGCACACTATGGCGGTGACTTGGCTATACATGGGGATTCTGACACCGTTCATCATTACAACGGTGTGATATGGGAACCGATAACGGATAAAGATCTACAGCGTGAAATGGCTTCAATCTTCAATGATGCCGAGATCGCTTATTCACAGTCCGGCGTTAAGTCTACGGTAGAAACGATGAAGCTGAGCCTAACCCAGATGGGAACAGCATCACGCCATATTATCGGGTTTAACAACGGTGTGTTTGACCTCAAATTAGGGACGTTCCGCGCGCATCGCCGCGATGATTGGCTACTTATCGCCAGTAGCGTCGATTTCAGCCAGCCTGCAGAGGGAGAAACACTGGCAACCCATGCGCCCAACTTCTGGCGTTGGCTGAGTCATTCGGTGGCCAATAACACCAGAAAGGCAGATAGGGTTCTGGCAGCGTTGTATATGGTGATGGCCAATCGCTACGACTGGCAGCTTTTCCTCGAGGTTACAGGGGCAGGTGGCAGCGGTAAAAGCGTCTTTGCCGAGGTGTGTACCTTGCTGGCGGGGAAAGGTAACACGGTATCAGCCAATATGAAGGCGCTAGAGGAATCACGCGAACGTGCTTTGCTGGTGGGGTTCTCACTTATCATCATGCCAGATATGGCGCGTTATGCGGGGGATGGAGCAGGGATAAAGGCGATAACGGGCGGTGATAAGGTTGCTATAGATCCGAAACACAAAGCACCTTACTCAATGCAGATCCCTGCAGTGGTGTTAGCTATCAATAACAATGCAATGACATTCAGTGACCGCAGCGGCGGGATCAGTCGGCGGCGGGTTATCTTCAATTTCTCTGAGGTAGTGCCGGAAAACGAACGTGATTCGCAACTAGCCGAAAAAATAGAGAGTGAGCTGGCAGTGATTATTCGTCACTTACTGGCGCGGTTTACCGATCAGGGAGAGGCTAAACGGCTTTTACATGAGCAGCAGAAATCAGAGGAGGCATTAACCATTAAGCGCGAGGGTGATTCGCTGGTGGACTTTTGTGGCTATCTGACTGCAGCGGCAGAGTGCAACGGCTTGTTAGTAGGCAATGCGGAGATCGTACCGTTTAACCCTTGGCGCTATCTCTATCATACCTATTTAGCCTACATGCGCGGTAATGGGCTCACTAAGCCTGTGTCACTTACAAGGTTCGGTACTGATATGGCGGGGGCAATGGCTGAGTATGGTGCTAAGTATGAGAAGAGGAAAACCATGCATGGGATGCGCTCAAACATGTCTATTAAGGAAGAGGCTAATGAGTGGATGCCATCGGCAACAGGCGAGGCCAAGGCAGATAGTTAAGACCTAAATTTTTTAAAATTATAGGGGAAACTGTTCATACTGTTCATATGTTGAAAAAGTTAATACTAAACAATGAATTACATATGAACAGTTTATCTCTAACTATTCATAAAGTGTTCATGTGTTCATATTTGTAAGGTTTAAATGAAGGGTTATATGAACAGTTATGAACACTTGGTATTAGACTATTCACTACTTAATTAAATGATTTTAAAGGATAAAAACCAACCATGAACAGTATGAACAGTTAAACCATATAATTTTATTTTTTATAATTTTATTGCGTTTTTATCACTACCACTCAAAGGGCTATCACAGCCCTTTTTTCATTCTCATAAATTGATGTATCTATTTTTTAGATGGAAAATGGATTTACATATCTATTATATCGATCAATACTCTATCTCTAATCAGTTCTATCGATATGGGGTAAATGATGGACAACGAGCAACATTCTTTAAATCTAGGGGAAGTAAAGGGCGCTTCAGTTTACTTGGACGCTGCAACGATGCAGCGTATCAAGCAATACCGCATTAGACAGTTGAAAGAGCACCCTGATAAGCCTTTAGTTGGTGGTCCCATGCTAGTGCGCTTTGCTGTTAATCAGTGGCTGGATGGTGCTGAATGAAAGCATGGTACTCAATCCAAGCCAAATCTAGTGGCTCAGCCGATATCAGGATTTATGACGAAATCGGTATGTGGGGTATTACGGCTAAGCAGTTCTCTGACGAGCTCTCAGCAGTGGGTCAGGTGAACCAGATAGATCTGCATATCCACTCACCAGGCGGTGACGTTTTCGACGGGATCGCCATTTACAACCTTCTAAACAAACATCCTGCTCAAATCACGGTTTACATCGATGGCCTCGCAGCCTCTATGGCTTCAGTCATTGCTATGGCTGGTGACAGAGTTGTGATGCCTGAAAATGCGATGATGATGATTCACAAACCATGGGGGATATCTGGCGGTAATGCCAATGAAATGCGCGACTACGCTGATCTTTTAGACAAGGTTGAGGGGGTACTCATTCCTGCCTATGCATCCAAAACCGGAAAATCAACCGATGAATTGTCCTCAATGTTGGAGGGGGAAACATGGCTAAACGGTCGTGAATGTGTGGAGCAAGGTTTTGCTGATGAGTTATTACCAGCTCTTAATGCAATGGCTCGTATGGAGTCGAAACGAATTGAGGATTTTGTACATATGCCAAATGGGATTAAAGGGATGATCACAACACCAAAAGGAACGGTGACAACTCAACACAGCACTGAGCAGCTACGCATTAATGGTATTAAAGATCTATTTGCGATGTTTGGCGGTAAGCATCATGGATTGCAAACAGAGTGCGTTGAAGATGCGGGGTGCACTATCGATCAGGCGAAAGACAGACTACTAGCATTGATGGGTAAAAATGCCACGCCATCACAAAAAAGTACGAATGCTGGTCACATTCATGCAGGTAATGGCAACTTTACGGGAGATGGTATCCGTAATGCGTTAAATGCAAGGATTGGTCACTGTGAAGCATCGAAAGATAACCCATATAACACAATGAGTTTATTTGAGATGGCTAAGGCATCACTGGTCGAACGTGGTGTAGGTATTTCATCTCTTGGTAGCCGAAATCAGATTGTTGGTTTAGCTTTCACTCATAGCTCCAGTGACTTTGGCCATATCCTTGCTGGTGGAGCTGAAACGTCAGTCTTAAAGGGATGGCAGGATAGCGCTGAGACTTTCCAACAATGGACTAAATCAGGCAATCTTCCAAACTTCCGTGAAGCCAAGCGGGTTGGGCTAAATGGCTTTAAAACGCTAGATAAAGTCTCTGAGGGCGCTGAATACAAATATGTGACAACAGATGATAAAGGGGTGCCAATCGCACTGGCGACCTATGGCAATATTTTTTCGATTACTCGTCAAGCCATCATTAACGATGATTTACAGCAGCTAACCACAATCCCTCAAGCAATGGGCAGAGCAGCAGCGCGTACGGTTGGTGATCTGGTGTACGCAATCCTTACTAGTAATGTGAAGTTCACTGATAATAATCCGCTGTTTGATGATATCCATAAGAACTTGATAGCCGGCGCTCCTGATTTTGCAGGTATGGTGAATGCGCGAGCTGCTATGCGTTTACAGGAGGACGAGCAGGGTAATACTTTAAATGTTGTCCCCGCATTTATTCTTGTACCTGCTGCGCTTGAGGCCCAAACCTTACAAACCATTCTCTCTACATCCACAACTAACGCGCCGAACTCTGGTGTGCGTAACCCTGCAAATAACATGGGACAGATCATTGTTGAGCCTCGCCTTGATAAGCATAACAACAAGGAGTGGTATGTGATGGCGGCTCAGGGATCGGACACGGTAGAGGTTGCCTATCTGGATGGAATGGATACCCCATACCTAGAACAACAAGAGGGCTTCACTGTAGATGGTGTGGCGTACAAAGTTCGAATTGATGCAGGTGTAGCCGCCTTAGATTATCGAGGTCTGGTTAAGTCTAGCGGGGCATAAATCAAAAAGGTACTCCCGCGAGGGGGCGTTGCCACGGGGCGGCGACCTCGCGGAAAACGCCTCATTTTTGGATTTTGATCATCCATCACCACCAGTGTAACTGTTTGAATTATCGTTCTTATTATTTTTTCAGTGATGAATGCGCTTGTTTTTTGTTCATCACTGACACTGATATTGCACTGTAAACCTAGGGCTATACTATGGCATTTATTGACGTTCCTATTCGTACACTGCGTTTTCATGGGCCACTCATTGCACAATTTGGCAAAGAGTTTAAATACCGTGCACACAACGCGCCAAAGATGATCAGCGCGGCTAAAAACCTGTTACCCAATTTTGAGCATTACATGTTGGCAGCACACAAGCGTGGGTTAACCTTTGCGGTGTTTGTTGGAAAAAGAAACATCAAAGAGGATGAGCTAGAACTGACAAAAGGCACTGACGATATCCATTTGGTACCGGTGCTTATTGGCAGTAAACGCTCTGGCCTATTTCAAACGATACTTGGTGCCGCATTGATTGCTGCTGCCATCTTCGCTCCTGCTGCTGGATTAGCGGCTGTCGGGCTTACTGCAGGCGGATTGGGAATGGCTGGTGCGTCCCTTGCACTCGGTGGCGTCATCCAAATGCTATCACCGCAACAGGCTGGTATTCGAATGCGGCAAGATCCAGACAATAAACCCAGCTATGCGTTTGGTGGCCCAGTGAATACAACCGCTCAAGGTAATCCGGTACCGATTGGTTATGGTCAACGCGAGATTGGCTGCGCTGTTATCTCGGCAGGAATATATACTGAAGATCAGCAATGATACCGATAGCCCATTTTGGGGCTATCGCAAAAATCAAGAAGTTAAACATTGCTCAGCTTAACTTAACCATGGTCGGGCTTAAGGCCCATAGCTTGCTTTTGCTACACGGTTATCAGGCTAGGGAGAGCTCAGGCAACGGAAATGAGGATTTATCTAAAATTAGTAAGTTAATCTATCTAAAAGGATTGTTATAAAGAGTTGCTGGAGTATTTAAAAGCACCCTGACGCGTTGAATTATCTCTTCAAAATTTCAGTATAAACACAGATTTTATGTGCTAAATGGGAACCTTCAATTTCCCAGAAAATGTGCTGAATATCTTTAATTCGAAGGTGTTTTTTTTCCTCAGTATTATTCAATGAGGCCCCATTTATTTGTTCACCAATATTTAGTGCGCCGAATGGGGTATCACTTTCAAAGTATCCAGCAACGCATGAACTGTCTTCTGGTTCATAAATTTCAAGATAATATTGAGTTTTCATTTCAATTCCTTATAAAAATATTTCAATTGTATGTAATGGGTAATCTATCAGGGTGCGATAGCAAACTTTATATCTCTTTTATGGTGTTAGCTAACATCATATTGAGCACGATAGTGATTATTTTTTTTGTTCTTTTAAAACAATATATTATGAGTGATATTCATTATATACGTTCAGTGAATCCATAAAAATCGTCATCAAACTGTCACTAAGCTGTGATTCATCCTCAGTGTTAGCATATTGCAAGACAGTATATGCAGTAAGACCTGTACTCTTTAAAAAAGGCCACTTGGCTGTGACATCATTGATGGTAATTTTCTCTGGGATATTTTGGGAGGAGGGGTAGCTGCCAAGGATTGCTTGTCTGAGTATTTTACTTTTGGAAGGACTCATTCTCAT